AAATTCAGCGAGTTCTCGATGATTTGAACCGCCCCGATCTTGCAGCGCAGGCGCCCGCCTACCTGCAAGACGCTATGAGATTTTTCCAGCGCAAGCCCTTTTTCTTTTCCGACACCGACAACACTGCAGTATTGAGTTGGCAGCCGAATACTATCGTCACCCAAGGGACGACGATTATCGCGTTGCCGCTGGGAAGCACCCCGACCTATTTCGTTGCGCTTAACCCGGGCACGACGGGGGGACCTTCGACGCCCGCTTGGCCGACTACTGTCTTTCAAGTGCCGTCAGGGAACCAGCAGAATCAGCAACCCCCGCCTCCGGTGGGGACTCCCGGCACCGTGCTCGACAATAACGTTATCTGGGCCAACAACGGCACCACCGACGTGGGCGTCTACACCCAGCTATCGACGGTCTACAACATCAACCAGCTCACGATGCCGATTGACCTCGTGGCGTTCACGCGAGTCGAGGTGACGTGGCAGTTGACGCAGCGCATCGAGATGCAGCCGCTCGATTACAGGGCACTCCGGGATTACGACATGATCCGGCCGACGCCTCCGGCAACCTATCCGAGCTGGTATGCGTGGTATCAGCAGCAGATTTACCTATGGCCGTATCCTGCGGGTCTTTATCCGGTGACGCTCTCTTATCGGACGGCTCCGCCGCTCGCGCAACTGACGACTGACTCGAATTTCTGGACGACTATCGCAGAGGCACTCATCCGTTACGAAGCCAACGCGCGTATCAGTCGGGGACTTATCGGCGACGAGCAGATGGCGCAGATGTACTTCAATCTGGCACGGCAGGAATACCTCGTGCTCCAGCAGCAGACCTCGCAGCAGGACGTGCGGGCGCCGATCGCGCCGGATGTGTGGTGAGCGATGCCCAGCTACCAGATAGGAAAAGGCCAAGACATTCCCTTTCGGGACTTTGCCCCGGATCTCTCGCCGGACACGCCGGGGATTGTGCTCGACGCCAATAACGTCGTCCCGACCATGAAGGGCTACGCGGCGCGGAACTTTCCTGTCGTCGTTCCGAATACGTTCCTGTTCAACGCAGGTCCGCCGGGTGCGTATATCGCCAATGTGTTTGGCGTTCCAACGCTGTTTACCGCAGCTGCTGGATTTATCTGGCAGTTGGAGAGCGGCGGCTGGGTCAACGTAACCGGCAGCGTGATCGTTCCCCCAACTACCCGGTTCCGATTCACCCAATTCGGTAACGACGTGATCGTCACGGCCAACAGTCCGATAATGACGCCGCTGGTGTGGTCGCCCAGCTCGCCGCTCTTTGTGCCCTTGGCGGGCAGCCCGCCGCTGGGTGCCACGACGGTGATTTCGGTTGGCGGATTCGTCGTATTCTTCGCGGGCGCAAATTGGTACTCCAGCGCTGCAGGCGTCGATAACGATTACGTGCCGAATATCCAGACATTGGCTGCGTCAGGGACTCTCTACGACGTTCCCGGCGACATCCTCGCGGCCGCTTCCCTCTATCGTTCCATCATCGCGTTCAAGGCGGGAGCGGTGTGGGTCGGCACCTTCTCGGGTGCTCCTTTCACTTGGAGCTTCCAGCTTATTTCGGGACAGGTGGGCACCTACGGGCAGGAATGCGTGGTCACTCTGCCTGACTCTATCGCGTTTCTCGGGACCGATGACTTCTACATTACCACTGGCTACACGCCGCAGCGAATACCGAACAGCATCAAGGAATGGTTCTTCCAGAACGCCAATCCGTCCCAGTTGATGAACGTATGCGGCTGGTACGACCACGACAACTCGATCATCTACTGGCATTTCGTATCGACCAGTTCTCCCGGCCCCGGCATCCTCGACCGCTACGTGTCTTTCAACGTGCGCGTGGGCCGCTGGAGCACCGGCTATCTGAATACGACTTACGTCGTACCCAATACGTCCGATCCTTCGGCGCCTGTGACGGGAGCCAATGGCGGCACGAGCGAGGGCGGCTATTTCTTCGATACCAACTCATTCCTTGAGACGTGGGACAGCGCGGCGGGAGCGGTGCCTGGCACCGGCTACGTCAAGACGGGTTTCCTTGGCGATCAGGACAACCTGAGTCAGCTTTTGCGCTTCCGCGCCAAGTGGAACGTATATCCGACCATCGACTTCGCGCAGGCGTTTCACACGGACATCCTTGGGCAGCCGCCGAGCTTCGATGCCGCGGTGTTTAAGACGGCCGATGACTGGTCGAGTGTGCGACAATATGATCGTTATCACCAAGTTCAGTTCAATTTCGTAGGGCCAGCAGAAATAGTAGGGTACACTTATGAAGCTCGTGTAGGAGGTATCCGATGATTTGGCCGTGGCGTAGCTTAGAGCAATTTCTGGATAAAATTCGCATTGCCGGTAGCGGTTGTTGGGAATGGATTGGCTCGTGCAGCACGGGCGGGTACGGACATTTCTGGATCGACGGTGTTTGCTGTAGCACGCATCGCTTAGGTTATGAACTATGGCGCGGACCGATACCCTACGGGCTAACTATCGACCACTTATGTCGTAACCGACGGTGTCTCAATCCCGATCACTTGGAAGCCGTCACACACACAGTCAACGTGCGGCGTGGGTTAGCAACGGGGCCGCAACCCAAGCGGGATCGGTGTTATCGTGGGCATTTATTTACTTCGGAGAATACGCGACTATCACCAGATGGCGCGCAGCATTGCAAGCTATGTGCAGCAGATCGGCAGCGCGACAAACTTCGTGCGCGTGCGGTAAACTTCTGCGGATGCGGATGCGGTGAGCAGACACGCTTTCAATACAAGCGCGGCCATAACAATTACGTTGTTGAGGCTCGGTAATGTGGCAGGCGCTTGCGCAGTATAACCCGCCGAGCTTCGACGTACCGGCCAACCACGATTTCTGGACGATTATCAATGCGATCAGGGACTTCCTGAACAATCGGCTGTCGCAGTATCAGATCGCGTTTCTCCAAGGCGTCATCACAGACATCAACACAGGATCGCAGGGTTTTGGATTGGACCTGCCTGCGACAGACACCCTCAACATCACGAATTGGGCGCATCGAATATCAGGGACAGGAACAATCCGCACGATCACGCCACCGAACGGGTTTCAAAGTTTCATTGTGTTGCTGAGCCTTAACGGCTTCAGCTTCGCAGGAGGCGGTAACATTTCCAATCCGATCACGGTGACGGCAGGGCATCCGGCGCTCTGCATCTACGACCCGACAGAGAGCGGAATGAAATGGTGGATTCTAACCGCATGAGAAAAGTACTCGCACTCGTCGCTCTCTTGATCTTCACGCATGCATTATCGGCCCACGCCACCGCGCCGACGACGTGCTCGGTCAGCGGAGTCGTGTATGACGGAGCGGGGAATCCCGTCCCGAACGCAATCATCTACTTCAATTCCCGTACGACGCAAATCGTCAACGGCAACACCGTCTACCCGATCAACAAGACAAGTACGACCGACGCCAACGGAAATCTCAGCGCGACAGCTTTGGTGCAGGGGCTGTTGCTCCAGATTACGATCTGCCAGGCGCAGGGTGGCGGCTGCTCGGCGCCGACGACCGGCTACGTACCCATCTCAGCCAGTACGACCTTCGCCAATCTGCTTGCGGGGCAGGCGGTGGGCACCGTTGCGACGCTATCCGGCAACCTCAACGCTTCCGGCTTCCGCATCTACAATCTGGGCGTAAATACGACCCTCGCTGACGCGTTGTCGCAGGGGCAGTCGTCCCTCAACAACCTCACTACACCGACAGGCAATTACGCGATGGGAGGTTTCAAACTCACTGGAGTGGGAATGGGGACGGGTTCAGGCGACTCGCTCGCATATGGACTCAACGGACTAAACTCGCTAGCAGCGCCGACCGGCAACTACAGCATGGGTGGATTCACCCTGACCAATCTGGCAGCACCGACCGCATCAGGACAACCGCTGCCCTTCAGCACGAATAGCGATGTGGTATTCGGTGACGGGGCTGGGGCGGCTCTATCGGGCACTCTTCAAAATACAGTTCTTGGGTACGGTGCGGACCCGATAAGTTCGACAGGGGCGGACAATACCGCCGTTGGATACAATTCGCTATTGGTTGCTACTTCCGGGGGGTTCAATACGGCTGTTGGCTGGGACTCAGGAAATGTGCTCACCACGGGCCATTACAACGTTCTTCTTGGGGCGTCCGGTCCCAACATCACCACCGGCAGTTCCAATATCGTCATCGGACAAGGGCTCGCTGACACTACGGCGACAGGCAGTTTCCAGTTGGACATTGGGGATACGATCACGGGCACTTTGGTGGGCGGCTCGACGCCGAACGTCAAGTACTTAGTTCCGGTTAGTAACAACATTGGAACGATAGCTGCGCTACCGAGTTGTACGTCTGGACTAGTCGGCGCCGTGTCGTCAGTCACGAACAGCGATTCGGCCTGCAGCTTCAACAGCGCCCCGACCCATTCAAGCTGCACGATTGGGACAAACTGTTATACGTGCCAGGTTCAATGCGCTGAGGCGGGCAGCACGTCCTACGCGTGGATCGCCTACTGAGGTCTTATGGCAAACTCTACCCAGCAATTCCCCATCAACGCGGTCAGTTCCGCCGTACAAGTACTCGGCGCGGACCCCAACCGCCGCTACATGATGATCCGTAACTACTCCGACTCGGCGCAGATCATTTGGGTGGCATTCGGCACCGTCGCGACTTGCGGCAATGCGGGGGAATTGGAAGTGCTGGCGGGCTACACTTACGAATTCGGCACGACGAGATTGGTTGCCCCGAACGGATTGGTCGCCAACAACGAGACTTTTCCACAGCCCAACTGTCCGCTGGAGTACGTGAGCGTCATCTGCGGAGCGCGTAACAGTCCTACGGGTGCCGCGGTCGGCGCGATCATGGTAGTCACTCCATGAAGCGATGGGCGTGGATATTGGGGCTGTTGTTCGCGACGAGTGCGTTCGCGCAAAACAATAATCCTACCGGCCCGGCCAAGGGGCTGACGTTCGGACCGACTTCGTTCTACAACAGCCAGACCGTTCCGCTCAACGCTCAGTGCCTTGCGATAAGCGGCACCAAGATTATCGGCACTACCTGCGGGGGTGGCGGGGGTGGTGGATTCACCTCGACCGGCATCGGTCTGACGAGCAGCGGGACCATAGTGTCTCTGGCACCTGATGCAATCCTGCCTTCGCTGCCGTCTACGGGCGCAGCAACTGTCGCGCAGATGTTCAACGCGACCAGCATCACTATCAATAAGCCCGCGAGCGTCGTGGCCGGACACACGATGATCATGGGGTACGGCATTCAGGTGACGGGAACGGTGACTCCGCCTACCGGATGGACGCTGATCCGCGCCGACCCCGTGTGTAACGGGACTTCCGGCTTTAACATCTACGTGGGGAGTTTCTACAAGGTCGCTGGAGGCTCCGAGCCGAGTTCCTACACCTTCACGACGCCGACGACCTACGGCACGGCAGGAATAATCGACATGGGCACTGGCCTTGTCGATACCATCTCGGCGACACCGATATGCGTGGCTCCGGGCGTGAACTTTCCCACGGTAACTCCAGGCATCAATGCGGAAAACGTCGTTGCGTTCGCCGCCAATGCAGATGGGGGCAACGCTACTGGCTATCCAGGACTGATTGGAACGACGCTGCGGATTGCTCAGCCAGTCGCTGGCGATGTAGGAATCTCGTTCGGGACCACGCCTGCCAATTACCCCACAGGGCCTACGATAACGGCTGGGTGGGTCGATGGTGTTCCGCCCTCGAAAGTGGGCGCACAGGTGATTGCCATGAATTCCGGCAGTGTCTATAGCGCACGCGCCATCTTGCAGGGCGACAGTTACGGCGAAGTGACCAAGTTACGGGGCACCGTTGGCGGCAACGACTCGATCGACAACTTCAATATCGATGGCCGCTTCAACGTCAAGAATCCAGTCTATGGGGCTCGGGGCGATGATCTGACCGACGATACGGCGTCTATTCAGTCGGCGTTTAATGCCGCTTGCGCGTGGGCTGTAGCGAGACAGCGCGCGGCGACCTTGTGGTTCCCTGACGGCGAATACATGACGACGTTCCCGATTATCTCGAATTGCGCTTCGCCGGTGAATTTCAAGGGCGAGAGCGAGAACAGCGCGATAATCATGGCGGAGACGGGGGCGCTCTTTCCTGTTGTTATGCATGAAGGGTCGAACTACCTGTCTGGCATGAACACGGCCGCGGGTGGTTCCGTATTCGGCACGGCGCTAGCGACGGGCGCCGGTGGCGCGATGGTATGGGGGAGCGGCTCATTTCAGTTTTATGACCTCGAAGACGCTTGGCAGGGAACTGCTGCATATCCATTGAGCGGAGCAGGCGCGTTCAGCGTCGAAGGCTTTTTCAATTACACCGGTGGTGCGATCGGCGGTAACGGGATCTACCTGTTCGATAGCACCGGAGACGATCTTAACTTGGGGGCTTCCAACGCCGTCTCCATGTATCTCGTCACGGGCAATTACCCGGAAGCCTGCATTACGACGACGGGCAGCGGGCACGTCTGCACGACCAACAACACCCACGCCATTACGCCCAGTACGATCTACGAATTTCAGTGGAGTTACGACGGCTCTAATCTTCGGTTGTTCTACGGCATTCCCGGTAATACCACGACTCTGGCTGGTTCCGTGGCCGCAACCGGCACCATCATCCAGAAGCCGAGTGAAGTATTCGCTTTAGGCGACGGTGGTTCGGGCTTTCTGATGACCGGCGAGAACCTGCAGGGCAACGCCCACTGGATCGGCTCGCTTGATTCCATTCGTCTCTCGACGGTTGCGCGCAACAACACTACCTACACTGCGCCGACGACAAAGTTTACCAGCGATACCAATACGCTGCTGCTGCTCAACAACGAGAATCAGAAGGACGTATTCGATCAGGCGTCCTTCGTCAAAAGCCTTGGGTCTTTCAATGCCGGTGCTCCGCCCGTGTGGATGCCGCTTCATTCCAATGCGCTGGCGGGTGGAAATACGCATGGTGGCTTCTACAACATCAGCATGCAGGCTGGGAGCTACAGTCTGCTAGGGATATGCGTGCTCTACACCACCATCGATCATGTGAACGCGGGCGGCGCGACTCATTACGGCGTCAAAATCTTCAACAACAGCTACGGGACGCGGATCGAGCACTTGACAGTGGCGACGCAGCCTTACGCACAGTCAGGGCTAACCATGTCGAATAACGCAGGTCTGGCAAAACTGGACTGGATCTTCCAGACGGGAAGTTACTACGGCATGCAACTGGTCGATTCGGGCGGTATGTACCAGCAACTCTATCTGAACCCCGGAGCGTCGCAGGTGGCGGCTATCGACCTCGGTGGAACCAGCGTTTTCCATAGTTACGAGATTGGGGAGCCGGATGTCGATTTCGAGAGCGGCGGCACGCAGACGCCGATTAAACTGTGGGGCTTGGGCAACTACCAGTTTCAGGGCGGGGACTTTCAACCAGGGGCGAACAATGTCGCCGACATTGCGCCCGCTGGGCTGACCGCTACGTTCACAGGCGGCAATATCGTGCCGAGCGGCACTCCGCCGATCTTTCATTTCGAGGGCGCTGGAGCACCGGCGTCGCCGATCACATGGATAAATCCGACGCTCACCGGCGCATCGCTCGCAACTTATGTAGCCGCTGGCGGCTCGTTGTCGGATGTACCGAAGTACGCGGTAGCTGTGCCTAATCTGCCGTTCACGCTCTCTGGTGCCACGCCGCTGTTGTCGGACGTGAGCGGCGGCGATACGGATCCCGAGACGTACACGGAGACGGTGACGGCCGCGACGACACCGGGCATTTTCACTGTCGCGAACGCTCCGGTTGATACGAAGATTTTCCACTGGAGATTTACTCAGGGCAGCGGTGGGTCTCTAGTGTGGCCTTGCACGTCGGGAACCTGCGCGTGGGGTGCCAGTGGTATCAATCTGAATTTCCCGATTACCGGCGGATGTCTCAATATGCCAGTCCTACCGTCCACTACAGGGAATTCGTTGCTGCTGGCCGCACTGTTCACGAATGCCCCATCGACACCTCAAATCAACATCGTGAGTTGTGAAGCGTCAGGGCCGTGAACCGGCGGTTTTTCATAGCATTCGCCTTACTCGTGCTGCTTGCCGTATTCAGCAATCTCATGCCTACGACGAGTCCGACCGTACATCCACAGAACGCCTTCGCGGTGACGCCGACCGCACTTATGACCTCAGTCCCCGCTACCGCGCCGCTTGGGGTCTACAAGTTCGGGGTGAATCTGGGTCAACAGACCAATGAAGAAAGTCCCTTTATGCAGAACTTCGTCGATAATCCGGGATTTGAACCAGCGACTGATGGTCATTTGATCACAGTCGGGGGCGGAGCCACCAGCAGTTCCTTCACCGACACGACGGATAGCGGCGCGGCTAGTGGATACTGGATTGGAGCCAAGGCGTCGGTGAGAACCGGCGCGGCAGCGGGGGACCAGTTTACTATTACGGGGTTTACGTCAGGCGGTTCCTATGGGTTTGGCAGTTGCGAAAACGCCGCAGGCGGGTCGATAACTTGTCCCACTCTCGCGACAGGCGTCGGCGTGGCAGAAGTGCTCACCTCAGTTAATGTCGGGCAGCCATTCACGAGCTGCTGCATCGCGAATTGGATCGCAGGCGATACCAACTCAAATTTTACGACCGCCAGTAAGTACGAGGGGCTGGGCTCGATGGGCATGAACGTCGCCGATGGCAACAGCCATTACGTTGATACTGGCTGGGATTCAGGGGCGACTAGCGGCGGGGTGTGCTCAGGCGATAACGTCACCGCCTGCACAATAGCCAACGAGGCAACCGATTGTGCGAGCGCGGGCGGTGTATGTTTGACAGCGCCACAGTCCGGTCCGTGGCACCCGGTAGTCGGAGCATTTGAGATTTCATTGTGGGCACAGGCGGTCAACACTTCGACCGGCACGCCGAAAATAACGGTCTCGACGAGCAGATCGCCGGGCACTAGCGCCTCTACCACGTTCACGTTGACGAACGACGGCGCTTGGCATCAGTACACCTTTCCCTTCACCGGCACCGATGTCGCGGGGAGCGCGAAGAATCGCCTCGATTTCAAGATAACCGCGACCAATACGACCGCAGAGACTGGCGCGATCATTTATGTTGATGACGTGTACTACGGCAGGGCGGCGACCTCGACCACCGGGTTCCGCAACGAAGTTATCACATCGCTGCAAGCCATGAATCCAGGCTCCCTACGGTATGGAGCCTACGAGCAACTGGGAACCAATGACGCTGGCTACGAGGGCGCGAGCGGTTGCACGGCAGGAAATTCGGGGCCGACAACCACCGGCACCTGCGACTACTTGCACGGGCCTGCGTATATCAACGGATTGGATAACGCTTACACCTTTGCGGCACAGGACTCCTATCTGCTTGATAGTCAACTTGGGGCAGTGCCGTTTATGACCATCGGCAACGCGATGAGCGATGCCGACCTGATCGCCTTTACCGATCGCATGTGCTCGGCAATTACGACCTATAACTTTCCGTCGGTCTGGATCGAGCAAAGTAATGAAGAATGGAATAACGGGTCGGGACATATCTCCTATGGATCGGGCAATCTCAACGGCTACGCCGCAGAGACCCAGCGTAATTTCAGCGTTATGAGCACTGAGGCATCGACTCATTGCGGTAGTACGATTGCCAGCAAGTTCCACTACATGATGGGCAACCAAATCTGCAATACGGGAGTCATCGGCGGCGAAATGGCTGCCGCCGCAGCAGCCGGTTACCCGATGCCTAACACCAGTCAATATGGGACCGATGATGCTCCGTACTATTTCGTCAACAACTCGGAAAGCGGTACTCTCGCGGCGCAGGCGGCTGCATATGCCAATCTGTATTTTGCGACGGTTCCTACGCAAGTTGGTCCCTCGGGGACGGGCTGCATAGCTAGTGGTGAGAACGATTTATTCACGATTGGACCGAACAGGTTTCTCAATTTCTACGAGGAAGGTCCGAGTTCGTACAATGGGCCCGCGACTACCGAACAATACTACTTGTCCGAGATTGGCTATCCTTCTGCCGGTTGGGAGGCGGAAAGCTGGCTCCTGGGACAGCAGTTGTTGCAAGTGCCGTTACAGAACGAGTACCAATTCTCGCAAAGTGAAAATAGCGGCTCCCCGCCGGGACCGATTTGGGGTGTCATCCACGACCTCGATAGCGACTTCGGGCCAATCTTTCCGCATCTGCGGCCGCGAGCGTTGGGCATGCAAGTCGTCAACGGCGCCGTGCAGTCAAACTACTATCCGATTACCGGACTGCCAAGTGGCGTGGTCAGCAACGGCTACGGTCCGAATACCAGCGGAACAGGAAACGTCACTGCGGCATTTGCCAACAGCAACGGCACCGCGCAGACGTTCGATGTGCAGCTCCCGCCAGGCAGCAATTGTCCGGCGAGTTGCCTGACTCTTTGCAACACGAACGGCATTACCGACAATGACGAGAACTCGAATGATGTATATCTCTGTTCCTGCTCAGGGTTTTCGTGCAGCGGTTCTCCACCGGTGGCTTCGATTACGCTTGGAGCCTATGCGCCTGCAGCTATGGATGCGACCGTGGTCCCGACTCCCACCGCGACGCCGACTGCCACCCCTACAGGGCCTACTCCTACCGCCACTCCTACCGCCACGGCCACTAATACACCGACTGCGACGCCGAGTTGCACCGCGTCGATAACGGAAGTCAACGAGTGGTCTGGTTCAAGCACATCAAGTACTGCGCTATCCATCAACACGTCATCCGGGTCACAGATACAGGTGGGCGACGTGATGGTGGCAACCGAAAACGCCTACAATTCCGCGACATGTTCAATTACCGGCGGTGGCGGCGCGTGGACGACGGGGATACCCGAATGGAATGATACGGGCAATGTTGTGTACCAGATCGTGTGCTACCGGGTGGCGACGGGCGGCGATGTTGGCGCGACCTTCGTCTTCGGTACGGCGGGCGCAGGGAATCAATACGGCGCGGGCGGTATTATCGACTTTCGCGGCGTCAACACGAGCACGCCTATCGATCCGGGATGCTGCAATGCAGGAAGTACTGGAACCACGACTCCGGTTACGGCGAGCGGGATCACGCTAAGTTCGTCCGGTGATGCGCTCATCTGGACTGGGGGGCATAACGATAACGGGATCACTCTCGCAGACCCCGCCGGCTTCGCTGCGGGCTGGGGTATTGCTCCTGCTACGGCTGTCAGGGAGGGCAACACGCTGGCTTATGAGTTGGCAGTAGCAGCAGGAGCCACTGGCAATAAAAGCAGCGGCACTACGGGAACATTTAATTGGACGGCAGCCCTGCTGGCCTTGCAGCCGGGAGTATGCGGCTCGCCGACTCCAACGGCTACTGCGACGGCCACCGCCACCGCAACCGCAACTGCGACGGCTACGGCGACAGCCACCAATACCGCCACAGCTACCGCCACGCTGACGAGAACGCCAACGGTTACTGCCACCGCAACCGCTACAGCGACGGCGACCAATACCGCAACGGCGACAGCTACCAACACGGCGACGGCGACCAATACAGCTACAGCAACAAATACGCCGACCGCGACTCCGACCTGTGGGGTGGTGTTCCGCGTGGGTTCGAATCAAGCCAGCACAGGTGGGCTCCCGGGCACGGTTCCGGTCACTGTTCCGGCTGGCGTATTGGCGGGCGACGTGATGCTCTGGACGCATAGCGTCGGCGCTGGCGGCTCCAACCCGCCCAATGCGGGGGTGTGGATTCCGATTGTTAGTGGTACCGGACTCAAGTTCTACTATCACATTGCGACCAACAGCGAACCAGCGCAGTACGAAAGTAACGGGACGGATGCCAATTTCCATTACTTCCTGTCAGATTATCGAAATGAAAATCAGACGACTCCGATTGAGAGTCCCATCGGGCAAAATCAGGATCTAACGGGAACAACCAACGTAGCCACTTGCGCGTCTTTGACGCCGGCGAACAACGGCGATGCCTTGATATGCGGTATCGACTTGCACACTGGCGGCGGAGTCGCGCCGAGTCAGCCGTCAGGCATGGGCACGGTGCAGAGCAACGCTGTATTTGAAGCCTTGGCGGACTTCGATTTGCTGGGGTTGACCGGCGGAACGCCAACGGGTTCTTTAACGTCAACATGGACAGGTGACGCGTCCTGGTATACGACCGACTTTATCATAGCGGCACAAGCCTGCGGGCCGACTCCAACTCCGACAGCAACTGCAACGACAACAGCGACAGCAACTGTGACGGCGACCAATACCGCCACCGCGACTGCTACGGCGACAAGTACGACGTCGCCTACTCCGACGGCTACGCCGACAGGCGGGTGGTTCTGGTGAAGCACATGCGAGAAGGCGTCGGGCACGTCTTACAGAAAGTGCTGGGGCTGTAGATGGGTGCCATACTAATAGCTGTGGCCGTGGTGTCCCCATCCCGTTCGGGGAACAATACGTCAGCGAAGGATGCATAAAGGAATACGGATGAAACAGCGGCTATTATTATTCGCGGCGATCGTGCTTTGGGCGGGACTGGCACGGGCGCAGTGCTACCAAGGGCCAGGCCCCACGGGGCCGACGGGACCGACCGGGCCAGCGGCGAGCGAAGGAGCCTACGACTTTCCGTTCCAGTTCAATCCCGGCAGCTCAAATGGCAAACCCGGAAGTAGCGAAGTTCAAGGAGTAGTCTCAGCACGAGCAGTTGTGCTGCCCGGCGAGTTCGTCGGCTCAGTAGGTAATTGCCAGACGACTCCAGCGTCCTCCGCGGTATTCACGGTTAATCTGGCTTTGAATTTCGCAGGCGGGGCTCCGACGCAAGTTGGTACGGTTACGGTTACGAATCACGCTGGAATCACGGATGAATGTGATTTTACTTTTGCCACTTCAACTTCGGCGGCAGTCAATCTCAACGCGGGGTCGCTTCTCACTATTGTCGCCCCAGCTTCGCAAGATTCATCCTTGGCTGGCGTTCGTATCATGCTGCGGGGGACGACTACGGACTACCCATGACACGAGTCTGTGCTATCGCTGTGTTGTTGCTATCTCTGGCCGTGCCAGTTCGCGCGCAGGTGGGCGGTACTCCTGGCAGTGCCCCGCTGATACTCATAAACATGGGGTCGAGTGGCGATAAGTCGCTAACTGATGCTGGAATCGAGAGCTATATCACCGAATATTTTGCCTATCTATCCAGCAAGTATCCGCAATCGGCTATTACGACAACCAGTCTGCTTATATCGCCCGTTGGTAGCTTTCAAGCCATCGCAGACGGCAATAACTGTGGACAGTCGTTCGTCTATCAATTCTACAACACTACCGCCGCCATTAAGCTGCACGCCAATGTTGTGATCCTTCGTGCTCCATCCCTGGATGATATTCCTTGTACCGCAGCTCAAATCACGACGGCGTTGCAGAATATCTATAACGAACTGACTGCTGCTGGAATTATAGTGTGGGTACAAACTGCAAATCCAGTGAGCTATCCTGCGGACAGTAATGCACCAATCGAACAGGCGGTCACGACCTACATTCTCGCGCACTTCCCGCATACGGTTGACATGACTACTGGATTCACCAATCCCGATTACTCTTCTAACTGTACCTATTATACCGGATCAGGCGGGACGTGTGGCGGCATCTACAATGCGGCGGGGAATACCCTGGCAGCCCAGAGACTGCAAGCAGCATTGCCGTACTAAGATGAAGTTCCAGCCCATTAAGCTAGCCTTCATCGCGGCGTTCCTGCTGGTGCTGACGGGCGTGGCGCGGGCACAGTCGTTCGTGTCGGCGTGCGGCTCATCTACTTCAGGAACACTCTCGTGTACCATCACGAACTCCGGCGACACGGTGGAAGTCGGCATGGGCTGTGCGGGCACGGCGTGCACGACTGCCCCGACCAGCACTCCGTCATATACATGGGTCGCGGGTCCGGCAAGCGGCGCTGGCGTGACTGCGAACAACGCTTCTCTGTGGCACGCGTTTGGCGTAGCCAGCGGTTCGCTCACCATCGTCTTTGTCGCGACGCGTGCGAATGCTTACGAGTTACACAATGCGGCGGTGGTGGATCAAGCTAACTCAAACTTCGGAGCGAGTGGCACGGCGAGCGTGCTCACGGGAAACACATCTGCGGCCGTAGAGATCGCTGTCGAGGTCTGCCGTGGCGTCAATCCGAGCACCCTTAATACTCAGAACCAGGGCACGGCTCTTCCCAGCCTCAACGCATGGACTAACACGACGGAAGGCGGCACTAACGCGATGGGCTACATGGTCAGCTCCAGCACCGGCACGATGGGCAGCACCGATGCCAGTTCATCGCAGTGGGGCTGCGTCATAGAGAGTTTTGAGGCTTCGGCAGGGCCGACACCCACGCCCACCGCTACCGCCACCGCAACTGCGACAGCGACCGCTACAAACACCGCAACCGCCACAGCGAGCCCCACAGCTACCGCCAGCGCTACGGCAACGCCAACCGTTACTCCGTCCGCGACAGCGACGCCAACGGCGACGCCCAGTAACACGCCGACAGCGACGCCATCAGGGACTCCTTACCCATGTCTCAGCGTCTGCAATCAGGTGTCTCTGGGCAGGCGCCTACCCGGACTTCACGTAAGTTGTGGGGGCTTTTGATGGCTTTCAGAGCGGTCCAGCGATGATGTATCTTTTAGCGGCAGCGAGGACTAACGAAAGGGAATCAGGAGGTAAATGGGGTCGCCAGAGTTGTCGGTTCCACTCGGTTACGTGCTGTCGCTTATCGGCGGGTTCGCGGTCGTGCTGGGCGGTCTTTGGTTCGGCGTGGTCGTTAAAGTCTTCGTGGATATGGAGGGTCGGCTGGTAGTCGCAGAGACGTACATGGACCCGCGTAACGAACTCCTGCGTAACGATGCGCTGATGTTGCGGATCAAGGTCATGTTGGCCGAGACGGAGTTGCGGCTGAAAGATAACCTGGAATCTAAGCGCGCGTCCATCGAATCGACTATTACAAGACAGGTGGGCGAGGTGGTGGAAACGCTCAAGGCCAACGGAGGCGGCGGACGGTGAGCATCTGGACTCTCATCGAGGCGATCTGCGCGGTCGCGGTGGTCGTATGGCTGATGGCAGGGTACAACAGCTTATGAGCGACAGACCTGCGAACGGCCACTGGACCGTCGAGACGCTGCGGGAATACCTGCTCGACAAGTTCGAGGGGTTGGAGGATCTATTCGGGACGAAGATAGATGCCGCGGAGAAGTTGACCAATCTCGCATTGGAGAATTCCAAGGAAGCGGTCGCGAAGGCTGAGAACGCGAATAATGAGCGTTTCAAGACGACGAACGAGTGGCGGCAGACGGTGAACGATATAACTGGGGGCTTGGCGTCGAAGACGGAAGTTGCGAACCTTGTCAGTTCGCTCGGTGGGCTGACCACGCGCTTCGAACGCATGGAATCCAGCAACAGTCGGCGCGAGGGCGACCGCTCGGAGACAAAAGAGCAAAAGAACCAGAGCACGCAAATGACTCTGATGGCGGTCGGCATCGTCGTCAGCATCTTGCTATCGGCAGCCGGATGGTTGCGCAATGCAGGCGGGGCGCCCGCGGTCCCGCAGGTCGTGTACGTTCCCACGCCGCCGGCAACGACGGCTCCAACGGCTCGGTAATGAAGAAGGTCGCGGTATGGTGCTGCGAAGGCTGTTTGAAGGAAATAGAATTGGAGACGTGGAAAGTTCCGAAGACCTGTCAGTGCGGAGCGGAGAACTGGAAGAAATTAGGCGAGCGCAAGAAGGAGTCGTAAAATGATGATTCTGGTTTGTCTCTTGAATCTCGTTATCTGGGCGATGATCATCCTGTTCGTCTTGTGGATCGTGACCCTCGTGC